ATAAGAGACGCTGTACTTCGCGCCCTGCTCTAGGCCAAGGCGAACGGGGAAGTAGTAGTCTCGACCAGTCCGTTCCTTCGGCGGAACGAACTCAATATCTTTGGCGAAGCTGCCCTCGGGTGCGATAGGATTGGACATCCCACCGTAGACCTCTTTGAGCAATGCGCCGGTATTACCAGCCATATATGTAGAAACCTCAAACTATGTTGTGAGAAACAGTGGTTTCGCACTTCACCTAGTCTGAGGTTGTCCACGGTATGTTAGGCGTCTTGTCCACTAGTTAGGGGGACGCCGAGGTCGCGGGCCTCTTGCGAACTGGTTAGTTAGTGCTTAATGCAGATTATAACATGTATCAAAAACGACCCGACCGAATCTGGCGCTCAAACTCACGAGACGACAGCTGGCGACTGCCTGGCCGACTCGGCGCAGACGGGTTCGTTGCGCGTGGAGCTCCGCCGTCGAGCCGTGGCCCGCCGAGCGTGGGGCGCTGCGTGGGCTCGTTGTACTTACGAACGTAATCTTCGATCTGCGCCTTGGTGTCGATCACTGCGCGGCGAACGTCAGCACGACTCAACTTGCCGGTCTCTTCGTAAACCGCTGCGCAGTGTTCGCGGAACAGGTTCCAGGCAGTCGGCTTGTAGTCTAAGCCAGCGTTCTCGAACTCTTTCATAGCGATGTTGCGCAGGTTATTAGAGATAGACTCCTGCTTCTTCGCCTGCTCGGCTTGCTGCCGCGCTTGCTCTTGCTGTTGGTGCTGCCTCAACAAGTCGGCGTGTTCCGCTTTCATGATCTGCGCTTGCAGCCATTCGTCTCCCGAGCCGGGCACGGCCTCGTTCAGTTTGTCGGCGGTCACAGCCTCCTGCAGAAGCATCTGCGCGACCTCTTGGATCGGCATGCCGAGACGCCGCATGCCGTAAAGCAGCTGCTGCGGGTCTTGCTTCCAATTACTGAGGTAGTTCACGAGCTCGCCCTGCTCGGCCTCGAAGCTACGGCGCTGCTCCGCGAGCTCCTGCGACTTCTGCGTGAACGTGCGGCGCATCATGGCGCCGCTTCGAAGCTCTTCCAAAGAGCCTTCGTAGCCGTCCTCGCCCATGGCGAGACGCAGCTTGCCCATCAGAGCGTCTGGCACCGTGCCGCGCTCCAAGGCCTCTAGGAGGTCTTTGGCGGGCACGCCGTGGATGCCCTGCTCGTAGCGCTGGTACCATGGCGCGTCGTCGCTGTACTCGCGCTGGGTGGGCTCTTGGGCCTGGCTAGCGGCAATGCTCGCGTTGTCGTTCTCCGCGGGCTTGTCGGCAGGGCGGATCGTGTCGAAGCTCCCATTCGGCTTGCTTCGCAGATGATTGTGAGGAGCCCGATGTCGAGGGTGCCGATGTGCCGGTACCAGTCGACGAGGGCGTTGCGGATGGCTCTGCCATAGCTACGTTGTCCTAGTTCGATTGTTGGTTGTGTCATGCTGCCGCTTTGGGCGGCTGGGCGGGCTTGGCCGGTGAGGGTATGGAACCGCCGTTAGAGTCGTCTGTGTTGTCTGGGCCGAGCACGGCGGCGGCTTTGTTCTGCGTCGCCTGCGTCGGGCTACTGCCACTCGAGCCGTTCTTGCCGCCTGGAGGGCCGCCCTGCGGCGGTGGGCCGCCTGGCTGCTGCGGGGGTGGGTTGCCGAGCACGCCGGCCAGGTAGGGGTCGCCGTTGCGCGCCAGGTCCACGTGCTCAAGCATATGCGTGAGACACGCCTGCATGATGCGCGGATCCTTCTCCGCTGCGGGAGACGTCAGGACCTCGAGATGGCCGAACAAGTGGCTCGAGACGTTGTCGGTCGCGAGCACCTTGACGGTTGGGACCGTCTTCTTCGGTTGCCCCGGTGATCCGTCTGGGCCGGGCTTGCCGGGCACTTCTGTGACCTGTGGCGCCTTGAGCAGCTTCTCGTTCTCGCGGCGGATGCGGAGCTCGGCGCTGCGCGTCGGCTGGTACGCAGGCTTGAACTGACCGCTGACTACGAGCTCGATAATCTGCTGCGGGTCTTTGATCGGCATGCCGGGCCACTGGCGCAGGAGCTCGGCGAGCTGCATCTTGCCGGCACTCGTCTTGAGGGCCGGGTTGGCCGTCTTGATTCGTACGCGCTGAATGCCCGTCCATTCTTTCTCGGTAAATTCCTCGAGATACGCGCGTTCGTCGATACCGACGATAGCCACGAGCTGCGGGTGCTTGGCGTGGTACTTTAAAAAGCTGATCATGCCGTTTGCGACAGCTTCTCGGTGCAGGTCGAGGTTCAGAGCTTCGTCTGACTGCGCCTCGACGGCGATCTGACTGTAAAGTGCCGCGTGGGCGCCCGAAGTGATGTTCGTCGACGTGTCGCCGCGTGCAATCGCGTTCAGACCGCTGATCGACTGCTTCGAGGCCTTCAGCATGTCCAAGACCTTGAAGGTGTACTCGGGCAGATGCGGGAATTGGACGGGTTTTGGCGGCTCCGTGTTCGGCGGGATGAAAATTACCTTCTGGCCATTCGCCAAACTGTCGATGTCGATGTCGGAGCCTTCGACGAGCGCTAACGGCGGCCTTCCGAAGGCCTCGATGTTAGTCGCCATGTCACTTAGCACCTGATTGGTCATCTGCTCCATAGGCAGCAGATTCCACAGTGCTGAGATGCCAAAGCTCGTGCCGTGGAGCTCCGAAGGACACAACGGGTAGACCGGAATCTCGTCGATCGGCAGCGGGCCGTCGTCAACCAAGACGTTGTTGACGAAAATCGCTCTTCGACCCTCGGGCATGCTCATGCAGCGCACGTGATAGAAGATTCGATAGCCGCACGTGCCTTCGGGCTCTTTGGCGAGGGGGTCAGAGCCGGGAAATTGGTACTCGTAGACGTTCGCGACGTAGTCCGACTCGTCAATCTGCTTGGCGAAGAGCGGATAGCGCGCGATCATCTCGACTTTGTTGCGCTTCGCGCCGATGACCATGCGCCACATCGGGTCGTCGAGCTCGGAGCGGTACGGTTCGCAGATCACCTCCCACGGGTAGCAGCGGGCGAGACGAATAACGCCTGATTTGCCGCGCTTCTTGACCGGAATTGGGCCGCGGTCGCTCGGGATCTCCTCTTCGTATTCGATCTGACGGCCGCCGTCAGGGTCCCACTCGAGATGAGTGTAAGCTTTACCGTAGAGACCCTCTATCTTTACTACTTCTTTCTCCTTTTTCTCGCCGTAGACCTCTTCGAAGTAGTATTTCACCATCGTGTCGCAGGATTGAACCTGCGCCAGCGACTTGTAGTCAGTATTCAAGGCTTGGGCCTCGAAAGACGGACGGTGCTTAGTCTGCATGTTGAAGATCTGGTCAGCGAATGACCGATATTCGTTCATGCAGAAGTCGATGAGCTCGTTGTCGGGCCCGGCAAAGGAGATCGACTGCGTCTGCCAGCGTGAAGAGGCTCCTGACGCACCGTGCAGGCCGAAATAGTGCGAAAACGAGAAGCGGTACATGTTGAACAGGTTCCGCCGCTCGAGCGCGCAGTAAAACTCCTGCTCTTTGTCGCTCAGCGTCGACCAGAGCTCGTCGGGGTCGCGCTCATTGGCCCAATACTCATCGATGAGCTGCAGCGCGTCTTCAGTCGTCGACGTCTCCCGCTCTTTTGGGTCATTCTGATTCGCGGCGTGCTTCTGTTCGAGCTCAAACATTGGATCTCCGACCGCGCGTCTGAACGCCGCGAGGCATGATTGCGTTGGCTGCCTTGCTCACGCGGCTCTGTGAGCGAAGGTCGCCCTCATGCAGAAAAATATTCTCGAGGGGAATATCGCGAGAAAGCACGATTCCGTAGGGCGGCATGGGTGACTGCTGGCGGTTGACGTGCCGCCAGGCGTATTTTAGGCAGTCGACAAGGTCGCCGTGCCCTAGCGCGTCACTACGCTCGTAAGACGTTCGTGATTTGTTCCAGATGAGCTGCTCGCACTGCTGGATCGTCTGCCGACAGCGCGGGTTGATCTCGATGCGCTGGTTCTGAAACGCGTTTCGTAGCTGGTTTAGCGCTGCTTCGGCGCCGTCTTTGTCCGCTGCGCCAATCTTTATTTTGTGCTGCACATTCAGGTCGAGGATCATGCGCGCGTCGATGTCGCTGTAGCGGTAGACGGGGTTGCGCTTGAACATCTTGTCTGACCAGAACGTGAGATCCTTGAATGCTGCCGACTCGGTCGTGCGGATGGCGTGCGCGACCGTGTTAGTCGGCGCGCCGCGCTGGGCCCAGTCGTGGCTAACGACCATTTTGGCGCGCGCAAAGTCGTAATAGACACAGATTATAGCGCACAGGTCCCGAGTACCCGGGTCTACAACCGTATAACCACAAGCATACGGCGGTAGTTTCTGCTCCATCACATGCTGAGCGATACTAAACTCGGGCAGGACGGTTAGAGACTCGCTGCGGACGTCTTCGCAGAGGCACTCGCGGCGGCACTCTTCGGCCTCGATGCCACCGAGCGAGCGGATTTGTTCGTCTCGCTCGGCCTTGCCGAGGCGCGGGTTGTCGAAGATCGTGTACTTCGAATAGGCGTCGCGCTTGATGGCGTCGGGGACAAATTCTGTTTTGTACGGATGCCCAGGATCCCGCGCGGGGGTCGAGTTCATCATCAAAGTCGCCTTCAAATGCCCCTGAAACTGAGGCATGATGATCGACTGGACGACGTACTTGAGCTTGTCGACGTAACAGGCCTCGGAGATGGTCACGCCATTCGACCAGCGGCCACGCAAGCCGTCCGGGTTCGAGTCGAGACCTATGAGGCGCAGGACGCTGCCGTTATGGAAATAGAAGCCGCTTTCGACTCCCTGGTAGCTCTGCCGATAATAGGGCTGTATGCTCGGCGGGCAGTCGTCGCAGATCTGCTCCATGAGCGGCATAACAATCGACGCAATGTCCTTTTGCAGAGCGGTCGCGTATGTTAGGATCTGCTTCGGCTCACGAATGGCGTCTTCGATGCGGATCAGCAGCCCCAGAAAGTCTTTGCCGAAGCGGCGCGCGCAGTTGGCCACGTATATGCGCGGCCAGTCGGCGTCAGGATGCACGACGTCGCCGCGCAAGCGTGCCGCGTACGTCTCCGCCTCCCACGCTCTATACTTTTCGTAGAGCTCTAACTGCCCGGGGTGTAGCTTGTAACGTATGCGGCCCGCCCGCCAAAGCAGGCTGGTGTCGCTCAGTCCGGTTTCGTTCACAGATCAGTGCTAAGCAGTACGTCTGCGTCCTCGTGCTGCTTGTTTTCTTTCTCGATGTCTTCGGGGCTAGGGTTAGCGTTGCCCTTGTCGGCGAGTCGCATGCGCGAGTCGTTGGCAAGCCACTTGAAGTTGTCTTTGAAGCGGTCGGTGCGACGGTCGCGCAGCATCTGGGCTTGGTCCTGGTGGATCAGCTCGCCCGCTTTGTCTGTCGTCTCGTCGTCGGGGTAGAGCCCCATGTGCTCGTTCGTCTTCATGTAGTTATCGAACGCTTCGTCGTCTGACCAGACCTTGCCTTCGTGGCTGATCGTGGGCAGAAGCGCGTGCTTGCCGTCGTGTTCGATTCCCATAGAGCGCACTGTCGCCACGCTGCCGTCTGGCATGCGGTGCTCGGGGCGGTTCTTCAGGTCAATCGTCGGCGGCTCTACAGCGCCGTACTTGAGCTCTTCGACGGGGCCTACGTCGACGTCGAACTTAGGCTTCGAGTCGAACATTCCCTTGAGCTTGCGGATGAGCTCTGCGTATGCCGGATCTGGCATATTATTCCTCGTCCGGGTCGAGAAGGTTTTTGTCCTCCTGCTTCGAGACCCACTTCGCTTCCCAGTCCGCCTTCTCCGCTGCCTCTTTGCCGCGGAGCTCGCGGATCATGTTGCTTACGTCGTCGTCTCCCGTGGGCTCGCGCTTGGGCAGGGTGTAGGCGTCTCGCTGCTGGTCGAGCGCGGACATCCGCTCTTCGTGCGTCGTTGCTTTGTCGAAAGCGTCGCTGGCCTCGGCGCTGCGCTGCTTGCCCATCTCGTGCGCGCCCATGTGGTCGTTCTGCGTGTTGACCGGCTCTTCGTTGAGCGCCAGTCGCGTCCGCTTCCTTATCCCGATATTGTCCGGGTACGCTTCTCGCACGATATCTGTCAGTTTATCCTTGGGTGGCAGCTCTCCCGTCTCGTTCATCTCGTTGAGAATGTTTTCTGTCTGCGGCGGGCGACGTTGAAACATCGGCATCTTCTTGATGTGGTCGAAGAAGCTGCCCAGCGCCTCTTCGACCGTGTTGCCTTCAACGCGCAGCCTATCTGCGTCGTCATTGACCGCACGCTTCACGCGCTGTTCTCGAGGCACCTGCGGCATCGGAATGTTGATGTTGTCGTTAGCGACGTTCCTTCGAGCGGGCTTACCGACCTGCGGCAAGTCGACGTCTGCGTTGTCGTTCGCCGAGATGCGCCGGTCCATAATCTTCTTGACCAACGCTGCCTTCGCTTCGGCAGACTCTTGTGCGCCGTGCTGCGCCTCGTAGTCGCCGATCTCAGCCAAGACGTCATCGACCTCGGACTCGTCGACGGGGCTGTTGGTTGGAGGCGTCGGTGGCTTCGGAGCGCGGCCGAGGAGCTTGCCGACTCCCGCCTTCAGGCCCTTGATCGCGTGAGGCATCACCTCGGGCAGGAGCGTGTTCACAGCGGTCTGCAGCGGGTTATCGACGCTCCACTTCGCCGTACCCTTCACCTTGTCACTAAGCCCGCCCTGCTCGTCGCTCAGTGCATGCTCGCCGGCAGCCGTCAGATAGTTGCGTGCGAGCCGCCCAGGGATAGAGCCTATACCACTGGTAGCGGCGAACACCGGCGCCTGTACCGTCGCACTGCCGGCCATGCCGCCTAGCGCGGTAGAAACCGGATTTCTTTCTTTCGCCTTTTCATAGGGCTTTCTAGATACAGTCTGCCCTATAGTTCGACCAGTGTATTCGTTGCCGTCTTTGTCAACATCGACGTACGTGGCATCGATACCTTCGGGTCTATCTTTGCGACCGAATGTATTTTGGTCTTTAGTGAAGTAGTTTGTGACTGCTTCGCCCGTGTCTCCGAGGCCAGCTTTACGCTTCCAGCCTTCAAGAAAATCATCTACTACGCCCATGCGTCCTGGCTTTCTGGAGTCTTCTCGATCTCCGCCTGCTTCTGGAACGGCGCGAGGATCGACGGCGGCGTGCTCTGCGGCTTGCTCGTCTTCTCGTCCTTGTCGGTCGTCTGCCCGGCCGAGCCGTCGTTCTGACCGTCTTCGCCGCCCTGCTCTTCGATGGCCGCGCCAGACGTCAGCTTCGCGAGCGCACCCGGCGTGCTCTGCGGCGTCGGAGCTGGCGTGCTGCTGGCTTGGTCGAGCGTTTGCTGAGTGCTGCCCTGCGCGTTCGTCTGCGGGGTGCCTGCGCCAACCTCGCGCTGCGGCGTACCCTTCTTTTCAGCTGTGCCAGCACTGATGGCACCAGTGTTACCAGTCGCTGGAGGCGCCTCCCCCTCCGAAGTCCCCGCCGCCTCCCCCGAATCCTCCTGTGGTGTCGGATCCGGTTCCGGGGTCGTGCCCGCCGACTCCGCTCCCGTGGGTGGTACTTCCGACGCTGCTAGCGGTGCTGTTCCACCCGTCGCTGAGCTCGGTGCTGGCGTAGGAGTCTGCCCCCCAGGGGTAGTCGGGTAGACGTAGGCTTGAGCCTCCGCCAGCGTCGGCGTGTGTCCCGGCTCCCACGGTGGAGTGGTCGCGGTCTGCGTCGTACCAGTCGCGGGTGCGGGTGCGGTCGAGGTCGGGGCCGCCCATGGCTGCGGAGTCGTGTCTGGTAGCGGCGTCTGCTCTGCTGCCGCTGGCGTAATCACTGTCGGCGCTTCGATCTGCGTCGCAGCTACACCGCCGTGAGTCGGCTCGACTCCCAAAAAGCTTGCTATACCAGGGTCCAGGTTCAGCGCCGGCAGGTCTACGATCTGCGGTGGGGTAGGCGGCGTCCCAGGCAGCTCTGTCGCGGGGGGCGTCGGCTGCGGACCAAGGTCGGGTACGCCAAGGTTTGGATTGACGTTGCCCTTCTCGAGCTCCGCCATCAGCGCGTCGCGCTGCGCGGGGGTCAGATTCCCGCTCGTGATCAGCTTCCACGCGTTTTGGACTCGATACTTGCCGGCCGCAATATCGGCATTTAGCTGCGTTGCTTGTGCTTTCCATTGTGCGTCTGCGTCGAGAAATGTCTGCCACTCGCCCGCTAGCTTTTCGTAAGCAGCGCGCTCGTTCTCGTATTCTTTGGAGGCAATGTCGTTGCCTGACTGGGCCTTGCGATACGCCTCATCCCAGTCCTTATATTTCTGGTACTCGGCTGTATAAGTGTCGATTTGCTTATACATGCCGTTGTCGGCATTTTGCCAATCGACATCAAGTGAGTCGCCCCACTTCTTCGAGTTGTCCGTAGCTGTCGCTAAGTCGCGGCGCGCTGAGTTGAGCGTCGCGTCGGACACGCTTGCCCAGCTGTCGAACGGAAATTCCGCTCGAATCGTATCGATCGTGTTCGCACGATAGATAGGGTCATTCGGGTCGTTTATACCCTTGACCCGCGCTGCTAACGTGGCCTTTAGAAAGTCCTCGTAGCCCGCGTGGGCCTCAGCGTTTTGCGCCTCGAGGGTCGGTACGAGCTCGCCGAGTCGTTTCGCTTCCGACTGCGCCTTCGACAGCCGCTCGCTGAGGAACTTGCGCTTGGCCTCGACCGCGATGTCGACTTCTTTGCGCCACTGCGCGAGCCGCTGCTCGGGCGTGCCCTTGTAGCGGTCTCGGTCGAAGTACGTGGTAGCGTCAGCGTTGTGGCCAGGACCGATGAGCGGAGCCCCAGTGCTTGACTGCACGATAGGGCCCGTAGTCACAATCGGCAGAGCTCCCGCGCGTGGTTGAGTCGGGTCTACGTACGGGTGCGGACCGGCGATAACCGGCCCAGGCGTAGGCTGCGTGACCTGCGTCGAGGTCGGCAGTGCTTGCGTTACATTCTGCGTACCAAGCTGCGTGACGAGCGGATTCACCGACTTCGTCGCCGTAATCGCGTTGCCAAAAAACTTTTGCAGCGTGGGCGAGACAGATCCCTGCGGTACCGTCTCACCCGGTAGATCGTCTATAGCGTTAGTGAACCACGAGTTTAGAGGCACGCTGTATTATAACACGACGTCTAACAGTTCAGCCTGCTGCAGCTCTAAGAGCTCCCGCGCCATCGCTAGGGCTCGTCTGCAATCAGACACTGTCGGCGTTGCCGCTCGCCGGCTGAGCTCCTCTTCGAGAAGCTCGATCATTTGCCGGCGCAGTCGCCGGTACTCGGTCAGAGATCGGTGATGCGAATCATCGCCTCGTTCGGAGCCTTCTTGTCCACGCTCGACAACTGGGCCCTGAAGAAGCGTCCGCCCCGTTCCGCTGGATCGTTCTTGCATCTCTTCGAGATCTCGCCCGTAATACCATTGAGGTCTAGTTGTACTCGCGCTTTGCCTTGAACCAACGTCTCCATATCGAAGGGTAGGGAAATGTGGGGCTCGGTTAGAAACTCGTAGCGCCCAGCCTTATTTGGCTTCCGCACGCGAGTCGGATGCACGACGTAGATGATCGAGTCCTGACGCAGGAGCATCGGCTTGATTTCCGTGACCACTTCTGGCGGTGTCTCCATGAACGAGAAGTAAGAGTCGGCTAGCGCCTCGCGGCACACGGCTTGGTCCTTCTCGTTATATGGAACCAGCACGAAAACGGGCCTGTTTGGGTGGTCGAAGAGCCTTGGTTTCGCGGTCTCGGTGACTGCTGCGGTTGCTGTTTCTTTTGGCATTGGGTATTCTGCGGACATGGCGGATCTACGAGCGCTGCCCGGTTGTGTCTGGGTGTGTGGGGCTTGCGGCAAGACGTCTCCGACGCGCTATGGAATCAAGGGCGCTTCGTGGGGTTGGGACGCAAGCTGCATGATGAATTCGATTCATTGCTCGCTCGAGAAGCGAGACGGAAAATGGATAGCTGTCGACCATCCGGACGAGGTCAGTTTTTGCTCTGTAGCTGACGCTTCTCAGCCTCAAGCACCTGATCCTCAGTCAGCCTGAAGCCGTGCTCGCCCTCGGCGATAGCCTTCGCACGCGCGTCTTCGACCTGTTCGAGCTTCTCGACGAAACGCTGCTCATGCCGCTTGATGCGGTTCATGTAGATGAACTTCAGAGCGTCAGTGTCGCCGTCTTCAAACGCTTTTTTGTACATCGGCGCCATGATCGCTTTTGCCAATAAAGCTGTCTCCTCGAGGTACATATCGAGCACCGGCACGAAGTCCGGGTCGCCGTCCATCGCGCGCCTGAACCACTCGAGGAGCTCAGCCGGCGAGATTTTAGACAGCACGGCTGCCGTTTCGATGAAGAGCGCATTGCGCAGGTGTAAGCGCAAAGCATCGATCTGCCGAGGAGTCGGCGGCAAAATCGG